CTAAAATATTGTAAGCATGATCTGGCTGTTGTTCAAACTTTTAGTTACTGAACACGCCGGAGGCTCGCTTGCCGACCAATCACTCCCCGATGAATGGTCAGCTTGCTTGAGCGAAAACAGCATCGAACCCGTGATCTCTACGGTCCGGGTTCGTACGGTCTTTACGGATGTGACTTTTGTTGAGCACAAACCCGCCACGAACCATACCCACGGCAAGTCGGCGGCGGCGCGCTCAGCAGCATCACAGTTTATTGACAACTGCGGACAGGAATTAGGAACCAATGTGATTTTCTATCAAGGTTCCAAAGCCGATGTGCGTAATGGGCGTGATTATTCACGCACGTTGCACTGGATTAAGGATGAAGGTGTCCTACCCAAACCTTATCGCCCAGGCACTAACGACTGCGTGGCCATGATCGACGTGGATTACTACGTCGATATGCCACAATTCCTTTCCAACAATTTCCGCCCTGTGTTCTTGTACACATGCCAACCCTCTTCTGTAGCCTGTACTGAGGGTGAGTATAAGTACATGTTCCGTGCCGATGGTTCTTTGGAATACGTCGTCTCGGGAGGCGCCACCTATGTCCACCATGTGTGGAATTATGATGGCGACAGCGTTAAGGTGCGTAAATGTTGGAGTTTCTTTGGTTTGTCGATATTGACTGAAGTGTCAAGCTTCTCTCTAGAGCGACGTCAAGTTGACGCTGATCACCAGCTGATCCTTTTAGCACCTATGTGCAAATATAAAGGGATTGCAGCATGGATTGCGGATCGCGTACTTGGCGGACGAGAGTTGCTTAGGTTGAAACCTAATGTTGGAAAATTCACGCGCATGATAACTAACGAGGCTAATGGAATGTCAATCCATACTGGGTTGGCTGGCCAATTTGTCAAGTGTTCTGTGCCGGCTTCTGATGATGTTGCTTTAAGCATCACAAGCAGAGTGCCGAAGCTAGAACTTCAAATGGCCCAAGTTCGCAAGATCGAGAAACTCGTAGGTGAACCCAGTGTACTCTGGGAGTATCACCGCGCGCAACTCGGTGAACTCAAGCCCCATATGGTCTCCACTGCGATCCAACACGTCAAACGCTATCAAATTGTGAAGCGAATTGACGAGTTTCAACCTGATGCCAAGCCCGCCGTCGTTTCTTTCATGAACCCACTCCTTGATGGAGCGTTTGCGCCTGATTGCTGTCAGGCGAATGACAGACGCTCCATCGAGAAACGGGTAACTGAAATGAAAGACACCACCCAGCTATGTCCTTTTGTGTCTAAAGTGATCAAGGAATTTGTTTCTTTGTTTGCCGGTGATGCACTGCACACTTTAGTGCCAGTGGATATAGAGGAGGTGTTCAACCGTCAAAACAAACCCCAACAGCGTCGCATCCTTAACGAGAGTGACCTATTGCCGCACGGTGACCGCAAAGTCGCATCATTTGTTAAAAGAGAGGCATACCAGAAAATCACTGACCCGCGTAATATCAGCACCATCAATGGCTGCGATAAGCGTGATTACAGTGCTTTCATGTATGCATTCTCAGAACATATGAAGGAATTTGAGTGGTACGCATTTGGCAAGTCACCCGTTGAGCTGGCTTCACGCGTCTCTGAAATATGTCAGAACGCAGTTTATGGAGCCGGCAACACTGACTTCCACCGCATGGACGGTAGCGTTGGTGAGGTTGCAAGGTCCCTTGAGAAAGCACTGATGATGGCTATGTTTCGTCATGAATATCATGACGAATTGCATGAACTCATGCGCAGCCAAGTCAGTCTCACGGGACGTACGCGATTTGGCGTTACTTACCAGACCCTGCTCAGCAGGTTGTCTGGAAGTCCCGAGACGTCACCCTTTAACACTAGTCTTAGTGCCTTCACGGCATTCTTGAACTTTCGTATGACTAAATGCGAAGGTAAATATTACACTGGTGAAGAAGCATGGCAACGCCTCGGAGTGTATGGAGGCGACGACGGCTTGACAGCTGACGCTGATGCCCGCATTTATGCCGCAGCGGCAAAACGGGTGGGACAGAACCTAACATGCGAGATGATTCCTCGTGGTTCTGTCGGTGTGAAATTTCTAGCCAGGCTTTACGGGCCCGAAGTTTGGTTTGGAGATTGCAACTCTATGTGCGACTTGCCAAGAACAATGAGCAAGTTTCACACCACTGTAGCCCTACCTGAAAGTATCAAAGCTGTTGACAAACTCATCGACAAGGCACATGCCTTGTCACTCACGGACTCCAACACACCAGTTGTTGGACCTTTTGTGCGAGCCGTTCTTAAACACAAACCTAAGAAATTTGTATTTAAGAACTATGGACGCAAGTGGATGCCCGAGAGTGATCCGCATAAGCAGTACCCCAATGCCTATGCAATTTGGATGGATGAAGTTGCCGCAGCGTCCCTTCCGGAATTTAGCTTCGGACAGTTCAATGATTGGATCAATGGTGATCGATCATTAAACGACCTCATGCAAGCGCCTTGCTTCCATCCTGAGGTTGAAGTTAAACCGGCCAAGGGGGATATTACGATACTCAATGGTGAGGTCATGAACCCCCCCAGCCCTGACGATATGGACACATCCCCTCCCCCCGAGGAGAAGAAAGCCCCACCGCCTACGCGTATCCGCTCTAGAGCGCGCAAGGCGAAGAAAGACCGACCAAGTCGCCAATCTGGCGCGCGCAAATAAAACAATTTGCGCTGGCGAAGGTACATTTGATTACCCCGCC